TCAGCCGACGGCGCGCGGACGGAACATCCGCTTGTCGATCGCCTGCCGCGCCCGGTCCTGTGAGTCGGGCAGCATGTGCGCGTACACCCTCAGCGTGAACGCTGGGTCGCCGTGGCCGAGGTAGATGGACAGCTCCTTGATTGACACGCCGTCGGCGAGCATCACCGACGCGTAGTAGTGCCGCAGCTGGTGCGTTGCCTCCTTGCCGGTGGTCGTGTACTTCCGTCGTCCGCGGTTGTCTTTCGTTGGCGCCGGGATCACGCCGGCCGCGACGATCGCTGGCTTCCACACGGTTTCCGAGTAGGCGCGTGCCTTCAGTAGGCCGCCGTCGCGCCACCGGAACAGCACCTTGTGCGTCCGCAGCTCGCCGTTCGGCCTTTCCCACGGCAGCGTCAGCGGGGTGGGCGGGAACTTCGTCATGTGCACCTTGAGCCCCGCCAGCATCGACGCAGCCATCGGAACCTTCCGGGTGCGGTCGTTCTTCGGCAACGCGAAGACGTAGTCCTTACCGAGCTTCTTGATCTGGCGCCGGATGTTGATCTCGCCACGCTCTTCGTCGATGTCCTCCTCGGAGAACGCGAACACCTCACCTTCTCGGTGGCCACAGCCAGCTGACACGGTGGGCATCATCCGCAGGTTCTCGGGGTGCGCGTCGATCAACGCGAACACCGTCTCGTCGGACCAGACTACGATGGGCTCGCCGTCGTCCTCCGGCTTGACCTTCTTCACGATCGGCGCACGGGCGGGGTTCTTCTTGATCAGCTCGTCGCCGTCCGGGCCTGCGAGGTCGAGGATCCCAATCACGATCCGGCGCGCCGCCGCCACAGTGGACGGCCCGTGCGTCTCGCCGAGCTTCGTCTGGAACGCCTGGATATCCGACGGCTTGATCGCCTTCACCTGCCGCTTGCCGAACACGGGCTTCACGTGCAGCCGGTAGACCGACTTGTCGTGGATCATCGTCGACGGGTCGACCTTGCGGGAGCTGAACCAGCGCTGCGCGATGCCGTCTACCAGCTCGCGGCCGGCCTTCGGGTCGACGTACTCACCGCGGTCGCGGTCGGCCTCCATCTTCGCCCAGTACTTGTTGGCCGGCGTCTTGGTGGCGAAGGCCTTGGTGCGTTCCTGTTCGTCTGGGTCGATCCAGCAGGCGAGCCACCGCTTGCCCTTGCCGTGCCGCGCGTTAGGCACGCGAACGATCTTGCCGTTCGGCTGCTTCTCCGGGCGCGTCCAGAGATCCTTAGTATGGCCCATTTTTACACCTCCAGGTCCAAGTCTTCGGACATGTAGTTCAATACAGTTCGAACGAAAGTGTCGGCTGCCGCTTCAAGCTGCCTGTCTTCCTCGCGGAAAACGCTTAAGGTGGTGCGCATGTTGTCTTCCTCTGCCGGGGAGGCTATTTTCCGTGCGGCTTTGGCTAGCCTCATTGAGGTGTTTACAAGGCGTCGATGAGTGGGTGCGAAAAAGTCGCCTTCAAATTCTGGTGGTAGCGCTTCATCGCTGGCCCATCCTAGAATTTTGTGAACTGACGTTTCCGGCAGTATGGGACTATCTTGCGGGAGGCGTCTTTCGACTGCCGCGACCCGTTGCCACATGGCAGCGTTGGACAATATCTCTTCGTCTGTCGGTAGTCGCATTGGCCTTGGGTTACTTGGCGGGTTCGCGGATCCTTCGGCGAGCCTGCACAGCTTTGGTGCCGACTCTGCCGCGAGTAGTCTTAGTTCTGGGCAATCATACTTTTTGATGGCGGAAGCAAGATAGGAGAATTGGCTGTAGTCGTCGACTTTGTAGGCGTTTGAGTTTCCAGAGAAGTCGCCGAATATGCCCGCGGTGTCAGCGGCTTTCTTTGCAGCATTCAATGCCAAAATGCCAAAGGCCAACGCTGATTGAAGATATCCGGGCAGCTCCTCGAAGTTATTTCCGTTGTGGTTTTCCAGAAGCGCTTGAAGATCATAAGAAAATATGTGAACGATCTTTTCGGACCACTCGTCGAATATGTCTTTGAGTGCTACGTCGGCATAGTCAAGGGCCGAATTTAGTAGATTATTCATGGACCATAGAAGCGAGCGATTTGATGGCATTCTTCCATATGTCATCGAGTAGACATCTGATTCGAGAACTGAGCTTATTACGTGCGCTTCATTTAGGCGCACGGGTCGCTCCCCGGTTTCGATTCTCTGCACAGTCTGCTGGTGGAACGCCAGCCCGCGCGCCTTGGCTGCCTTGGCGAGATCGGTCTGCGTCAAGCCTTTGCGCTCGCGAAGGGTTTGCATGTTCGTGATGAACATGTCTTCCCAGGGGGCGTCGGGTGGCGTTGGACGTAGTTGATCAGCCATGACCAGAGCTTACAACAGTTTGTAGGCGACGCGGTAGTGCGGTGATTGCGTGCCTGATGCGGGCATGGTAGACCTGTACCGACAACAAGATCAGAGTCAACCGCCATCAGAACGTTGTTGGCTGGTCCATCAGGAGGTTGCCGTGGAGCGCTTGCTCACGATGCGCGATATCTCGGAAAGAACCGGCATCCCCGAGGGGACGCTGAGGTACTGGCGGCACATCGGCGAGGGACCGGACGGCTACCGCATCGGCCGTCGAGTGTGCTTTCCCGAGTCCAAGGTCAACGAGTGGTTTGAGGCCATGACCTCGTCCGATGACGACGTGAAGACGGCGTGATCTCCATGACCACCGCAAACGAGACGACGCCCCCGAGGTGCAACTCGAGGGCGTCTGTGAACAGCAAGGCCCTGGAAGGGAACCACAGCATGTCCACGCCACATCTTGCCACACCCGCTGAGCTGCGCGACCTGATCGCCGAGCAGCTGGCCCCGTTCGACGAGGTCAAGACCGCTGTTGAGGCCGGTCAAGCGCTGATCGGCGACCTGGCCCACGTGCTCGGTGGCGGCCTCGCAGTCGCCCGCCGCGCGCTCGGCATCGACAACCCGATCGCGCCCTCGGCCTTCGGCCCGATGGTCGGGCAGTTGCTTGCCTGCACCTGCCCGAGCTGCACCAACCTGCGCCTGATCGCGCCCGAGGACCGGGCCGCACTGATCCGGACCCTCGAGGCCCAGCTCCTGGCGCTCCCGGCTGCGACCGATGGCGGTGTCCGATGATCGTCGCCAACTCAGCCAGCATCGGCCTGGCCATCGCGGTGCTGCTGTTCGCGTTCTTCGGCGGCATGGTCGTCGAAATCAGGACAGGCCGCCGCCGTCGGGCGGTCGACTTCGAGGCCGAACGCGCCGAGCTGTACGCGGCCGCGTTCCAGGACATCCACGACAGGATGCGAGACGAGCGCGACCACGTGCTCGCTGCTGAGGACGACAACCTGGCCACCTGGCTGGCCGAGCACCGCGACGGCCAGGAGTCGCGCGATGCCTGAGATCCCCGTGTACAGCGTCAGCCGCATCCGCAACGTCGTCACGGCGAACCTCGCCGCCGTCCGCACCGGCCAGTCCAGCCTCGCCGAGGCCGAGGCGCGCATCCTTTCCGCCTTCGACGGTCACGCCGAGCAGGTGGCCGCGATGGCGGCGATCCGCGACGCCGAGGTCACCGCCGACGGCGAAGGCAAGGTCCGGGCCGACGCAGGCGACACCTCTGCCAAGGCGGCCGCCGCGATCGCCCCGAAGGCCGGCACCCAGCGCGGCCGCGTGCTCGCGTTCATCGTCGAAGGCGGCGGCAGCACCGACTACGAGATCGCCCGCGACCTCAAGATGCTGCCAAATTCCGTCAGGCCACGCAGGAACGAGCTGATTGCCGGTGCCTACGTCGTCGACAGCGGCCAGCGGCGCCAGCACCGCGGCTCGCAGTGGGTCGTCTGGCAAGCCACCGCCGAGGGCCACGCTTGGTACTCCCGCCAGATCGGGGCAGTCGCATGATGACGATCTACCTGCTAGTGGTGTACCTCGGCTCGGCGCTCAGCCTCGGGCTCGGCGTCGGGTTCAACCTCGGCGCTCGAGCTGGCCGCCAGCAGAAGGACCGCGAGTTCGCCCAGACGGTCCGCGACCTGATCGCCGAGACCAAAGGGCACGTGCCGCGTGAGTAACGAGTCCCACGTGGACACCGCGGTGCGGGCGTCCGCGGTCGGGTTGGCGATGTCCGTCGTCGGCTCGATCGCGGACGCCCGCGCCCAGGCGGACGACTACCCGGCCAGCGCGGAGATGACGGCGACCTACGTCGCGCTCGGCGAGCTGCTCGAAGCGAACCGACACATCGGCCCGCACAGCAGGGGCGTCGTGCCCGACGAAGTCCTTCAGCAGTACGAAGATGACTGTCGTGACCTGGTGACCCGGCTGATCGAGCTGGAGCGCCCGATGGAGCACGAGTACCAGCAGCAGTGGGCGCGCTGGTGCGCGAAATACATGAATGGGGGTGCCAGCGATGGCGCGTGAGCACGCTCGAATCCTGTGCCGCATCTGGCGGGACACCGACTTCAAGGCCCTCTCCGTCGATGAGCAGTGGCTCTACGAGGCCCTGCTGTCACAGCCGACGATCTCGAACGCCGGCGTGCTGGCCCTGACGCCGCGGTCATGGTCGCGGCTGTCGGCGGACATGACGTTGGAGCGCGTCCAGGCGGCCCTGGCGGGCCTGTCGACGAAGCGGTACGTGGTGATCGACGAGGACACCGACGAGGCGCTGGTGCGCACGTTCATGCGCAACGACGGCGTGTCCAGCAACGGCAAGGTGTTCCAGAACGCGTTGAAGGTGGCGCTGCAGGTGCAGTCGGAGGCGCTGCGGCACGTGCTGGCCGTGGAGCTGCGCAAGGTCGGCACTGACAACGCCCACCAGGCGGCCGACATCCTCGATCCGCAGACCCCGGACAGCGGCCCTTCGGACCCGAAATCGGAGGGTGGAAAGGGAAATTCCGTATCGCCCGCGATCGTCGATCAGAAAAAAAGTGAACGGCCGCAGAAATCCTGCGGGGTAGGGGAAGGGGTAGGGGAAGTAGTTAAGTCACCTTCCGTTGTTGTTTCAGTTGGCGCACCTTCGCCAGCGAAGCCGACGCCGGACCGGCGTGGAACCCGCATCCCGGAAGACTTCACCGTCACCGCCTCGATGCGGCGGTGGGCAACCGGCAACGTCCCGTCGCTCGACGTGGAGACCCACACCGCGAACTTCATCGACTTCTGGATCGCCAAGCCAGGCAAGGACGGCCGCAAGCTCGACTGGGCCCGCACCTGGCAACGTTGGATGCGCACCGAGCAGGACCGGGCGCCCGGACGCAGCAAGGCCACCAGCCCGCCTGCGACGCCCACAGGCGACCTCGCCGAGTGGTTGCGGGGACTCTGGCAGACCGGCGACGTAGAACCCATCCAGCGAGCCACTCGGCTCAAGTACGAACACCCCGACCTCCCCGCAGACATCGCAGGCCGGCAAGCCGTCGCCGACTACTTCCGCGACCGCAAACGCGACTGGATCGAATCGCACCGCGACGAGATCCTCGCCCAGCTCAGCAAGGACACCGCCGCATGACCGAACCGATGACCGCCCCGCACAACCTCGCCCAGGAAGCCCTCAACCAGCTCCAGCCCCACGCCGAAGAGGGCTACCTCGTGAGCCTGCTACTCAGCCTCAGCACCCGGTCCCTGCGCGACGAAGCGCTCGCCCAGGTCGAGCCCGACGACTTCGCCAACGTTCAGTACGCAGGACTCTGGGACACCGCGCAAAAGCTTCAAGCCGACGGCAAAGCCATCAACGCCCGCAGCATCGCCGCAGCCTCCGACACCCGAGGCGAACTCGCCGAGATCATTCTCGCCCGGTTCACCTCCGTCGTGCCGAACCCGCGCGACTTCCCCCATTCGCTCGCCGAAGTCCGCCGCTGCAGCGGCCTGCGCAAGGTCATCCTTGCCACGATCAGGATGGCCCAGCGGACGATGGCTGCTGAGGACGGCTCCGAGGCACTCGCATGGGCCCATGACGAGCTCGCCAAGCTCGACGACACTGGGCGCCGCACGACGCACACCCGCGGGTTCCGGGACCTGCTCGACGAGTTCGGCACGGCCCTTCGCAACCGGGAGAACTACCGCGTCGTCGAGACCCCATGGGCTGAGATCAACGAGCGCATCGCCGGCGGCCTGCACGGCGGTCGGATGTACATCGTCGGAGCCCGACCAGGTGAAGGCAAGAGCATCGCCGCGCACCAGGCCGCCGAACACGCCGCCTCCCTTGGCAGCTCCGCGATGATCTTCTCCATCGAAATGGGCAGCATCGAGGTCGCTGGCCGCATCGTCAGCAACGCGGCATCGATCGAGATGAATGAGATCAGTCGGCGGGACCTGTCGACACGCTCCTGGACGAGCTTCGAGGAGTACCGCGCCCGCGCCGCGGACTTCCCGCTGCTGATCAACGACCGGCCCGATCTGACCCTGTCCTACATCGCCGCCGAGTGTCGCGCTCAGAAGCGCCGCGCAGGGCTTGATGTGGTCGTCGTCGATTACCTGCAACTGGTGAAGGGCGAACGCAGCGCCTCACGGGAGCAGCAGGTGGCGGGCCTCTCCCGCGGACTCAAGCAGTTGTCCCGCGAACTTGACGTGGCCATCGTCGTGCCCGCGCAGCTGAACCGTGCCCCTGCCGCACGCGGCAAGGCGATGTTGTCCGATCTGCGCGAGTCCGGCGGGATCGAAGCCGACGCCGATGTGGTGATGCTCCTGGCCAAGCAAGTCGACGACAAGGACCAGCCCACCGGCTACCTCGGCGTCAACATCGCCAAGAACCGGCACGGCCGAGTCGGCGAACTCGAACTGCCCTGGCGCCCGCACTACTCCCGCATCGGCTGACCCAGCGAAAGGACTCCCGCTATGGGACTGCTCAACGACGTATCCCGCTGCACCACCACCCGTAAAGACGGCGAACCCTGCGGCAAACCCAGCGGCCCCGGGATGCCGTTCCCGATCTGCCCCGCACACGCCATCGAGATCTGGAAGCACATGGACAAGCTCGTCGGCGGCACATCCCTCGCCGAAGCCGGGTGACGCCAGAGCGGCTTGCCACAAGCTCGTTGCCTAACCGGACCGATGATGTTGATCGGTTATAGTGGTAACGGGTGTTGGCAGATCGCTTTGGTAGGGAGCGTGACCGGATGTCCGAGATCATCGACATGCTCGACCACGTCGTCCGCAAGCAGTCCCGGACCAGCCGGTACCGCGGTTCCTCGTCCTCAGGCTTTGGGCCGCGTTGTCCGCTCAACCTGAGGGCGCTGGAGCTGCGGGACCGGCTGGCCGTCGCGGTGGGGCGTGAGTACCTGGACCTCGAGGACGAGGCTCGCTCGATGATCGATCGGCCGGCGCGGCTGCCTCTGGGTGAGTGCGCATGTGGCGCGCAGGTCTGGGCCGAGTTCGATCGTGTTTCGGCGCAGTGCCGGGCGTGCGGCGAGCACCTGATCGTGGCCGACTCGGTGCACACGGCTCGGGAGTACGTCGAGAGCACCTGGCTAAGCCCAGCTGAGATCGAGCGTGAGACCCGCGGCTGGTCCTCGCCGGTGAAGGCGCACCGGGTGCGGCAGTGGTCGCACCGGCGGCAGGTCATGGCCGACGAGCATGGGCGGTACCTGCTGGCCGACGTGTTGTCGATGCTGGACACGATGGCCGCGGTCGCGTAGCATCCCGAAAAGTCACAGTGTGACAAGCGAGGGCGGAGCTATATCCGCCGTGAACCCCGGTCGACCACCACGGTCCCGGGGTTTTTTAATTCCCCGGTCGAGCGCGGGCCCTGCGCCCCTACCTCGCAGCGCCCGCGCTCCCGGGCCACCAGGTGAGGAGGTCAGCCGTGGCCGATGTCCCGCAGTCCCACGCCAACCCCGCCGTGCTGGCCGAGAATCGCGCCGAGGCGTACCGGCTGAAGCTCCGCGGCCTGTCCGACCGGGCGGCCGGCGCCGAGATGGGCGTCAGCCACACCACGATCCAGAACTGGACCAAGGTCGAAGCCGACGACCGTGTACTGCCGCTCGCCGACGAGCTCCGCAAGGTCCAGCTCGAACGGCTCGGCGAGATGCGGCAGTCCGCGCTCGAGGTGCTCGAGCGGATCCACCTGACCGTGAGCCACGGCAAGGTGATCAAGGACGACTACGGCACGCCGCTCGAGGACTCCGCGCCTCGGCTCGCCGCGATCGACCGGCTGCTCCGCGTCGAGGAGCGCATCGCGAAGCTGATGGGCCTCGACGCGCCGACCCGTTCGGAGATCGAAGCCCGCGTCGAGCAGAAGCCGGCCGAGCTGCTCGCGCTGCTCGCCAAGGTCCGCGCGGAGCAGGAAGCCGCGGAAGCCGAGTTGACCCGGGACGACAAATGCTTCGGGTGCGGTGACCCGGACTGCGAGAGGGACCACCGAGCGGAAAACGCTTTCGATAACGCGGAGGCGGGCGAGTGAAGATCTTCGGGTGGCTCGCGGACCGCGACGGCGTGGGCTACTACCGCTTGATCCTGCCCGGCACCGCGCTGGCCGACGCCGGCCACGCGGTGTGGCTCGACGAAGCGCTACCCCAGGAGGCTCTCGACGGTGAGTTCGACGTGATCGTGGCCCAGCGCGTCTGCGAGCCAGGGCCGTCCGCGATCTGGCAGAAGCTCGCCGCGGCCGGCCACACCAAGCTTGTCTACGAGATCGACGACGACCTGCTCAACGTCGACCCCAGCAACCGCGCGGCCTGGGCGTTCTACACCAAGGGCGTGGCCAGGCATGTCGACGAGGACCTGACCGGCAAGCGCACGGTGACGGCGTACTTCGACGACAACCGCCGCGCCCGGATCATCGACAACATCCGGGTCGCGGACGCTGTGACCGTGAGCACGGCACCGCTCGCTGAGGTCGTAGCCCAGTGGAACCCCAACGTGCACGTCATCCCGAACACGATCCCCGCGCGACTGCTCGACTTCGAGCACCCCTGCAATGAGCGGCTGGTCATCGGATGGCGCGGAGGGGCAAGCCACAGCGCCGACTTCGGCGAACTCGCCGGCCCGCTGAAGCGCTTCCTGGCTGCCCCCGGCAATCGGGACACCGTCGAGTTCCACGGGATGGGCGCTGACTACACGAGCCGCGTCAGGGCATCGAAGCGCTTCAGCAACACAAGGCACACAGGGTGGATCGACGGCGTGGACGGGTTTCTTCGCGCCGTGGACTTCGACATCGGCGTGGTCCCTCTGCGCCCCAGCGTCTTCAACAACTCGAAGAGCGACCTGGCTGTTGTGGAGATGTCCGCGCTCGGCATCCCGTGCGTCACGTCCGACACGGGCCCGTACGCGGCCCGGCATGGCGGCCCCAACATCGCGTGCTCGACGCCGGCGCAGTGGGCAGCCGCGCTGGTCGCCCTCGCTGAGGACGGCGACTACCGCGCACACGTCGGCAAGCTGGCCCGCGAATGGGCCAGCACCCGAACCATCGAAGCCAATGTGTGGCGCTGGGAGGAGGCGTATGCCTCGCTCGGCTACTGAAGGCAAGGACTGGACCCGCGAGCGGGTGCTGGCGCTGAGCCCGACGAGCGTGCTCGACATCGGCCCCGGCGTGGGCACGTACTCGACGCTGCTGCGGCCGCACCTGCCGAACGCATGGTTCGGTGCCGTCGAGATCTTCGCCCCGTACGTGGAGACCTACGGCCTGATGGGCTTGTACGACCACGTGACGATCGGCGACGCGCGCGAGGTCGAGTTCAACCCCGCGGACGTGGTGATCCTCGGCGACGTGCTCGAGCACATGCCGTTCGACGACGCCCTGAAGCTGTGGGACAAGGCCAGGTCGACCGCCAAGCTGTCGGTGTTCCTGTCCCTGCCGATCATCGAGTACCCGCAAGGCGCGTGCGAGGGCAACGAGCACGAGGCGCACCTGCACACCTGGGACCACGTGATGGTCATGGACTCGCTGCCGGGCATCACGGACTTCGCGACGTACAGCCAGATCGGGGTGTACCAGGCATGAACGACATCACGGTGTGCATCGCGACGATCCCCCCGAGGGCGAAGAAGCTCCGGCAGGCACTCGGCTCCGTTGTCGTCCAGACCCTGCAGCCCGCGGCCATCGTAGTCGAGTACGACCACGACCGGACCGGCGCGGCCGCGACGAAGAACCGGGCGCTCGCGAAGGCCGACACCGAGTGGGTGGCGTTCCTCGACGACGACGACCTGTTCCTGCCGCACCACCTCGAGGCCCTGCACGCCGCGGCGCAGCGCGAGAACGCCGACGTGGTGTACTCGATCCCCGAGGTGCCGCAGCGCCCGGACAAGCGCGACCCTGACGGCCGCTACGGCGTCCCCTTCGACGCCGCCGAGCTGCGGCGTCGCTCCTACATCCAGACCACCAGCCTGGTCCGCACGAAGCTGTTCCAGGAGACTGGCGGGTTCCAGACGCCGCCCGGGTGCGACTACGACGACTGGGGCGCCTGGCTGGCGCTGCTCGACCGTGGCGCGCACTTCGTCCACCACCCCGAGGTGACATTCATCTGGAACCACTGGGGCTTCGGCACGGCCGGGCAGCCGGGCAACACGTCCGGCAGGCCCGATCGCTGGTGAGCAGCTGCCGACGGAGCCGGTAGAGCCCTCGGCCCAGGCCCGGCCGACGGGCAGGACGCGGAGGGCCACGTGTTCGACCTGACTGCGTACCTCGGCACGCTCGACCGGCGGTTGCTGGCCGATCCCGAGGGCCGCCGGGTCCTAACCCGGCTCAACCCGCTGCTCTTCGCCCTGACCTACCTGCCGCACCACCTGCGCGGCACCGAGACTGGCGACGCCATCAGCTTCAGCGAGGCGCACCTGGACTGGTGCGAGCTCGCGCAGCGGTACGTGCGGCCCATCAGCGCCGGTGAGCCCGGTTCGATGCGGGACGCGATCATCGCGCCGCGCGGGCTGGGCAAGTCCACCTGGTGGTTCCTGATCATCCCGATGTGGCTCGCCGCGCACGGGCACCGGTCGTTCATCGCGGCGTTCGCGAACTCGGCGACGCAGGCCACCGACCACCTCGGCACGTTCAAGCGGGAGCTGGAGAACAACCAGCTGCTGCGCGACGACTTCCCGACCCTGTGCGTCGCGGCCCGCCGTCCCGCCGGCACCACGGTGTCGGACTCGCAGATGATGTACGTCGCGCAGTCCGGGTTCGTGTTCGCTGCTCGGGGCATCGACTCCGCAGTGCTCGGGTTGAAGGTTGGCAGCAAGCGGCCTGACCACCTGGTGCTCGACGACATCGAGGGCACGGACGGCAACTACTCGCCGGTCCAGAAGGCGTCACGGCTCAAGACCCTCACATCCGGGATCCTGCCGATGAACAACCGGGCGTCGGTGACGATGGCCGGCACCGTCGCTATCCCGGGCGCGATCATCGACGACATCGCCGCGAAGCAGCGCGGCGACGACTACCCGGACTGGGTCGACGACAAGCGCTTCGTCCCGCGGTACTACGACATCATCCAGACCGACGACCAGGGCGTCGAGCGGTCGCTGTGGCCTGAGCGCTGGTCCATGGTGTGGATCAACTCCGAGCGGCACACCCGCGACTTCCAGTCGCAGTACCGCAACGACCCCATGGCCGCGGACTCCGCGTTCTGGTCTGGCGAGGACTTCCACTACCGCGACGACCTACCGCTGGCCGGGCACCTGCTCTCGATCGACCCCGCCGTGACGACGAAAGCCAAGAGCGACTACACCGCGCTGGCCGTGATCGGCGCGACAGCAGCCCCTCGAGCGACCCGCGTGTGCGTGGTGCGCGACGCCTGGCAGGTCAAGATCCCACCGGGGGAGAAGCTGCGGGCCCGCGTCCTCCAGATCCTCGACGCCTACCCCGAGATCCTCGGCGTCGTCGTCGAGACCAACCAGGGCGGCGACACCTGGAAAGCCATCTTGCACGACATGCCGGTCAAGGTCAGCACGGTGCACCAGTCGGTGCCGAAGGAAGTCCGCGCCGGGTCGCTGCTGGCGAAGTACCAGCGCGGCCGGGTGTTCCACGCCAAGCGCATCCCGCAGCTCGAGGCGCAGATGGTGAAGTTCCCGCTCTCCGAGCATGACGACCTCATTGACGCTGTCGGCACTGGCGTTGAGGTCTACCTGAAGTCCGACACAGCCCGACCGCGGGCCGGAGCACGAGAGGTGGGCGGCTGATGAGTACCGATCTCGGCCAGGCGCTTGACGCCATGAGGGTTGCCGACCCCGGGTACCGCAAGGCCGTGGCCTACTCGGAAGGTCCCGTCAGTGAGGTCTTCGCGTCCCGCCGGCTGCGGCGCCTGCTGCGCGACAAGGGCGTCAACTTCCAGGCCCTGCTCGGCGACGTGATCATCGACGCCGTTGCCAACAAGCTGAAAGTCACCGCGATCACCAGCGACACCGACGCTCGCACGGCGAAGATCGCCGCGGTCGACGAGGCCAACGAGATGGCGCTTGTGCGCCCGGCCGTCATGCGCCGCGCGCTCCAACAGGGGGACAGCTACCTCTCGGCGTGGCCGGTGCTCGACGACAACGGCGACGTGGTCCCGGGCAAGATCCGGGTCGACGTGCACGACGCGCGTATCGCCCGGCTGATCTACGACGCGGAGAACCCGACCGAGCCGAAGCTGGGTATCCAGAAGTGGGCGTTCGGCAAGCGGGTGCGCGTCGATCTGCTGTATCCGGACCGCCTCGAGCACTTCATTACCCGCGTCGACAACGGCAGCGCGGCCGCGCCGGACGATTTCGAGCCGTACTCCTCGGACGGGCGCGACGCGGTCGAGGCCAACCCGTACGGCCAGATCCCGATGTTCCACTTCCACGGCACTGGTCTGCCGGGGGAGTACGGCTGCCCTGAGCACAAGTCGTTCTACGGCACGCAGGACACGCTCCTGAAGCTGAAGATCGGACACATGTCCTCTGTGGACTACCACGCGCTGCCTCAGCGGGTGGCGCTGCGCGATGCGGGCACGCTGACCTCGACGCCGGACGAGCTCGACGAGGACGAGTTCATGACCAGCCAGAACGGGGAACGCACCCAGACCAAGGTCGGTGACGCGAAGTCCACATTGTCCAGTGAGCCCGGCTCGGTGTGGGATCTCGCTGGCTACAAGGACGTGAAGCAGCTCGACCCCGGCGACCCGGCGGCGTTCCTCGACCCGGCCGCGTATTACCTCAAAGAGGGCTCGACGGCCAGCAGCACGCCGTTGCACCTGTTCGACCGCACCGGCCAGATCCCGTCGGGTGAGGCCCTGAAGACCGCGAACGAGCCGCTGGACACCAAGTCGGCCTACCGCAAGATGTCCTTCGACTCGACCATGAGGCGCTTCTACGTCTTCGTGCTGATGCTGCTCGGCGAGGCCGAAGCGCCTGTGTCGATCGCGTGGGCGCCGATCGAGTCGACCGACGAGACCACGAAGCTCGCGCAGGCCGCGCAGAAGCTCGACGTTGGTATCCCTGCCGAGGTGGCGCTGACCGAGCTCGGGTACGGCGCGGAGCTGGTCCAGGCGTGGCTCGCCGACGGCGGCGACGGTGGGTTGCCGGCCCGGATGGCTCTGGTCGTCCAGTTCGCCGACGCCATGGGCGCGCTCGCTCCGGCGGTCGCTGCTGGCGTGGTCACTCAGGAGCAGGTGCAGGTGGTGGTCGACCAGCTGATTGGGGACTTGGACAATGGCGGGAACAACTCCTAGCACCGCAATCCCGGCGCTGATCCTCACCCACGACGGCGAAGCGCTCTCGCTGGAGGAAGCGGCCGCGATCGCCGCGTCGGGCCCGGTCCGTGAGGCACTGAAGCCCGCGGTGTCGTGGGCGCACGTCGAGTGGTCGAGGCTGTTCGGCAATCCGCGCACGCGGCAGTCCGGCCCGGCATTCCGAGCGTTCGTCACCGAGCTGGCTCGCCGGCTGCGTGCGGTCGAGATCGACCCGGCCGCGGTGCTCGCCGAGTACGCGACCCGTGCACGGCAGCTGGGAATCGCTCAGGGTTTCGCGGAGGCAAGCGCACCGGCCGTGCTGCTCGACGACGATGTGCTGTCGGAGACGCTGCGGCACATCGACGCCGCGGTGACCTCGGCCAGGGAGAAACTCGCGCTGGCCCCCGAGCTCGTCGAGGCGTTACCTCGGGGCAGCTTCAAGACCGTGGACCGGGCGATGGCGCCGGCGACGCAGGCGGCGAACATCATCGGCCGGACCGCGCGCACCGTCACGAACAACGAACTGAACGAGGGCCTGGCCGCCGTCGCTGAGCACATCGGCGGCCGCCTGGTGTGGGTCGCCGAGCGCGACGCGTGCGTGACGTGCCTGGCGCTGAGCGGGCGCGTGGTCGACCCGGGCCAGCCCTTTAACTGGCGGCTGACCTTCGGTGCGAAGGCCTACCAGCCGAAGGACTACGACGAGTCCGGCGAGCTGGTCGACATCGAGCTTGAGCGGCCGCCCCGTCACCCGAATTGCCGCTGTCGGGTGTCCCCGTGGCTCGGCCACGACACCGCCGGCGCCGAGTCGGTGACGCACGACTGGGCGGGCGCCATCGCCGACGCGCAAGCCGCCGGTGACCACGTCGCCGTTGCTGCTGCCCACAAGGCCGCTGCCGCCGCGCAGCAGTCCGCCGCCTACGACTTACCGTCCGCGCTCCGGCGCGAGGCTGAGCGCTCCGTGCTGCTCGGCCACGCCCTGCCGTCGGAATCCGAGAACGTCCGCGTGCAGGCCGCCGACCGGCTGCTGGCGCGCATCGGCGACGCCAAGAACTCCCGCTCCCCGTCCGGCTGGCAAGTCCCGGCCTCGGTCAAGCGGAAGACCCAGCGCGCCCTGTCCAAGGGCACGTTCACCACCGGCCCGGTACCGACCGGCCGCAAGTAGCCCGCGAGGGCGACAACCAGGAAAGAGGCCGTGATGGCTGAGGAAAACCCCACCACCCCGCCCGTCGTGCCTGCCGCGCCCGTTGTGGCCCCGGTCGTGCCTGCCGTCGAGGAGTGGAAGCCGCCGACCAAAGCGGAGTACGAAGCGGTCCAGGCGAAGCTGAGCGCGGCCAATGCGGAGAGCGCCGGCCGCCGCGTGAAGATCACCGAGCTGGAACGCAAGAACGAGACCGACGCCGAGCGCGTGAAGCGTGAGGCGCTGGAAGAGGCCACCTCGGTCTACAAGCCGACCGCGATCCGCGCGTCGGCGAAGTCCGCCCTGCTTGAAGCCGACGCCAAGACGGACCGCGTGGCCGCCTTGGCTGGGCTGCTCGACGTGTCCAAGTTGGACATTGACGAGAAGGGCGAGATCGCCGGTCTCGACGCGGAAGTCAAGCGCGTCAAGGCCGAGTACCCCGAGTTCTTCAAGGCCGAGGGTGGAACCCCGCCGCGGCCCGGGAAGCTGGCCGCTGGCGGCCGACAGCCCGCCGAGGAATCCCAGGCTCCCTGGGACATCATCGCCGCCCGACACGGCGGCTGACCCACCACAAGCCGCGCCGTGAGGCGCACCCGTCGCAGCCCGTGAGGGATCAGCGGCATCCCTTTTCTGACCCCTCACGAATGGAGCAACAATCATGGCCGCAGTGACGTTTACGGGTGCTGGCTGGATCCCGATCGAGACCAACCCCGAGGTCATCCAGAAGGTGAAGCAGACCTCGGCGGTGGAGCAGTTCGGTCACCACGTGCCGATGGGCTCGAACACCAAGTACACCCCGCGCTCGGGCGGCGTGCACCTGGGCCGGTGGGCCAGGTCCACCTCGGCCCCGGCGGACAGCTCGGGCAACGACTCGGTGCTGCTCAACACCGACAAGATCGGTGGCAAGGTCACCGTCGCCGACGAGGACATGAAGGACTCGATCGCGTCGATCGTGAAGACCAAGAGCCTGGACGCGGGCACTTCGTACGCGAAGCTGTTCGACAACGTGTGCCTGGGCATCACCGCCGCGAAGGGCACCAGCGGGTGGGGCTTCGACTCCCTGTACTACCTGCTGACGCAGAACGACACGGTGACCGGCTACACCGGCAACTCCAACCTGACCCTGGCGGGCACGGGCGGCATCACCTACGACGGTCTGAGCGACGCGCTCGGCCTGTACGAGCAGGGCGACTTCTTCGACCCGTCCGAGACGGTGGTGATCGCGCACCCGAGCTTCGCCGGTGTTCTGCGCAAGATCAAGAGCACCACGGGCGAGCCGATCTTCAACGAGTCGTCCGCTGGTGACGCGGGTGGTGGTCAGGGCGGCCGTCTCTCGGTCTTCGGCTACACGCTCCAGTGGAGCATGGGCTCCAAGACCAGCGCGGTCGGTTCCGACAGCCCGAGCGGCGCGCCGTTCATCACCTTCGGGAACCGCCAGTTCCTTCAGGTCGGCGACCGGATCCCGCTCGGCGTCAACTTCCAGGACACCGAGACCGGTATCGGCGTCGACACCGACGAGAACGTCCTGTACTTCCGTGCCCGCAAGGCGTTCGCGCCGGGCGCGCCGGGTGCGTTCTCGATGCTGGTCAAGAACTGACCTACGACCGTGTGAGGGGCCGCGTAGCTACGGCTGCGTGGCCCCTTCGCCGTGAGGAGGCACAGTGACTGGACCAACTCCGACCACCTGGGCGACGGCCGCCGACGTGCTCACGTACGCGAAGAAGGTTGTCGACGATGACGACGTGCTCCGCGCACAGGCCACCATCGACCTGCGCGCTGGTCGGCTTCCTGCCGACGTGGCGGGAATCGGTACCCGCGATCAGTACTGGCTCAAACTTGCCGTGGCCTACCAGGCGGCGTGGCTGGTGGACCAGCCCGACGCGTTCGACCGCATCGAGGTCACCGAAGCCGGTGGCTCGACGAACAAGACGATTTTCACCGACTCCTCGCTGGAGTTGGCACCGTTCGCCAAGAGCGCGCTCAGGCGGGTCTCGTGGCTCAAGTCGCGCTCCCTGCACGTGCGGGCTGGCGACGAGCGGAACTTCAGCCGGTACGACGACAACCACCTGCCGGGCTATAACCACTACGAGCCGCTCTGATGTGGGCGCTCGCGACGTGCCGGGCGTCGATCTTCCGCGGCACGACGCCGGACCCGGACTACGGGAACCCGGTGCCCAACAACACAGTCGCGCTCTATACGGATGTGCTGGCTTCGATTGAGGAACGCGGCTCGCGGGTGTGGGATCCGGCCACGCAGACACCGCGGGTCGTCCGCATGGTCACCGGCACGGTTCCGTCCACTACGGACATCCTGACCGGCGACCGGATCCGCGACGACCGCAACGGCGTGCTGTACGCCGTGCAGAACGTGACCCGGCCGCGCACGCCGGCCCGGACACCGGATGTGGTGCTCGACCTCAAGCGAGTCGGCGACGACGGGGGGTGAGCCGTGGAGTACGTCGAAGACGGCGGCTGGCGGGAGAAGATCGCCGAGGACATGCGCGAGCTGCTGGCTCGCGTCGTCGGTGAGGTGCTGGTGGATGCGAAGGCTGCGTGCCCGGTCGACACCGGGCACCTGCGGGATTCGCTGGATAGCGAGATCCGCGGTGACACCGGCCGCGTTGGTACGGACCTGAATTACGGCCTGTACGTCGAGGAGGGGCACCGCGTCGCGTACGCGGGGCCTGAAGGCGTCACGGTCTTCACTGGCGATGTCGTGCCGCCGCAGCCGTACCTACGGCCCGCGCTGTATCGGAAGCGAGGCGTCTGATGGTCTTCGTCTACGCCACGTCAGAGACCGTGGCCGCGGCCTGGGCTGCGACGTGTCCGGGCATCACCGCGGACATGGTCGACCCGGTCTTGCCGCGCGACTCCGCGTCGTGGACGGCGAGCGGGTTCGTCACGGTCACTGTGGCCGGCGGATCGAGCGAGGCGAATTTCCGTCTCGGCGCGCCGGTCATCACCTACCAATGCTGGGCCAACCAGCCCGGCACGGACCGGCCGCCGTGGGAGAAGGCTCGCAACCTGGCTGAAGCGATCCGGGCGGGCACTTACGTCTCCAACGAATTGGCGCTGGTGCTGCCAGCCGACGAGCACGCCACCGTCTACACCGCCTACGTCGTGGGAGAGCCACGACGGGTGTACGGCGACAACGGCGACTGGGCCATCGTCACGCTGGACGTGGTGCTGAACTGGTCGCCTTTCATTCCAAGCACCCCGTGAGGGGATCACCGAGAACACCTTCGGGATCGTTGATCCCCTGTCCATTGTGGAGTGAAAGAACATGGCTGGAACCTCTGGGCTGACGCCCGGCAACCTCGTCCTCGGCCCGGCTCGGGCCTACCTCAACGTCTTCGACCCGACGCTGGCGATCGAGCCTGGGCTGGCGAACCTCAACACCACCCCGGCCGCCTCGGCGGGCTGGTACGACACCGGCATCACGCTGGGCGGCACGTCCATCGATGTGAACCCGACCTTCACCGACCTCTCCGGCGACCAGCTGGTTGACGCGCTCGACGGCCGGATGACCGCCCGGGAAATCCTGGTCTCGATCAACATGACCGAGATGACCCAGACGAGCTTGAACTCCGCGTGGAACATGACCCCGGCGGTGACCGGCTCGGGCTACTCCTACATGGAGCTCAACGCCGGGCAGACGGCGAACCTGCCGACCTACCGGTCCCTGCTGATCGACGGCCTCGGTCCGCAGAGCACCAGCGGCATCCCGCAGCGACGCCGGGCGATCCTGCGCAAGCTGCTGCCGACGGGCAAGACCTCCCTGATGTGGGACAAGAAGACTCAGCAGGTGCTCGCCGTCCAGTACAAGGCGTACTTCGTGTCCGAGACGATCAGCCCGATCCGGGTCATCGACCCGCAGTCCAGCTGATCGTTCCCCAGTCGCAGCCCCATCCCTCGCGGTCCTGACGCCGCGCGGGGTGGGGCTGCTCCCGTTTCCACCCTCTGTCAGGAGAGCAGCCATGCCCCCTCGTACCCGCAAGACCGCCGCGTCCAAGCCGGCGGCCGCCAAGCCCAAGCCCGCGCCGCTGCCGGATGGTGTCCTCCGGCTCGACCGCGCGGAGAACGACGCCGTGATCGCCGCGATGATCGCCGACCGGGAACCGCTGTTCGCCATCGGTGACGCGGTCTACACCATCCCCCGCAAGGTGCCGCCGTCCTGGTCGCTGCGCGCCTTCAACCTCGCCACCACCCAGGGCGAGACCGCTGCACTGGCGTTCGCAGCTGAGAAGCTGCTGGAGCCGGAAGCGTGGACCGCGTTGCAGGCGTGCGAGACGCTCACGCCCGCAGACATGACGACCGTGCTCAACGCGCTGGTGGACCGGATCATGCCGGACGGTGCCTTCCCAAAAGCATCGCCGCCGAGTGGCACGAACGACTAAGCGCCGTCGGCTGGTTCTTCACCCACCTCGATGACGTTCTCTCAGACATGTCGGTATACCACCGAATCGGCGGCCTCGACGAGGTTCCCGCGGCGGTGTTCCTGCCGCGCATGGTTCGCCTGCCGCTCTATGGCGGCGCAGTCGCGTACGCCGTCCGGACGGCGGCGGACGAGCCCGCAGAGGACGACTCAGCGGCTGTGCCGGATCCGGAACCCATGAGCCCCGGCGTTATGAATTCCGCCCTGTACGGGCCACTCCCTGCCGCTGGCCAAGCGGCGGTCTTCGACTTCAGCTAAGGGGGTGGCGCGTGGCTGACGACTTCAAGATCGCAGGCGCGTACGTAGAGGTCAACCTGCGGGACAACACGTCCGGCGACGAGCAGCTCATCCGCGCGCGGCTTGAGGGCGAGAAGGGCGTCGACCTCAAGACGGCGCTCAAGGACCCCGAGAACACCAAACTCATCAAGGACAAGATCGAGGCCGGCTCAAAGGCGAAGATCCGGACTGAAGTCGACGAGGAGTCGCTGAAGCAGACCGGCAAAAAGGTCGACGACGAGATGTCGAAGACCGCCGACAAGGCCAACGCGCAGTTCAGCGCGCTGGCGTTCGCCGGTCTTGCCGTCGGTCTCCCGGCCGCTGCCGCGATCGGTGCGGCTGGAGCGGGACTCGCGCTCTCGGCCGTGCCGTTGCTGTTCGCCGGGATCGCCACTGCCGCCCTGATTTCTGACCAGCAGGTGTCAGCCGCGTTCGTCGGGCTGACCACACACGTCAAGTCCTCGACGCTGGAGATGGCGCAGCCGCTTAAGGGCACGCTGATCGATGCGGTCGGCCAGGTCGGTGACACGTTCGACAAGCTGAGCCCTGTCATCGGCCGGACCATGGCGGACTCGAGGGGCTCTGTCCTCCAACTGACCGGTGCCGTCGACGACTTCGCGACGGGCGCGATGCCCGGGATGCTCGTCGCCGTCGACTCCTCCAAGGGGCCTCTGGACGGCTTGCGATCGCTCGCGGGTCAGACCGGCGCCGGGCTCTCGGACATGTTCGTCAACCTGGCCTCCGGCTCGCACGGAGCCGAGCAGGGGCTGACCGACCTCGGCGGGATCGTCCGCAACCTCGAAGGCTTCCTAGGCACGCTGCTTGCCAACCTGGCCAACGGCTCGCACGCGGTGCTCCCGCAGTTCAGCGGAGCCCTGTCTCAGGTGGAGTCCATCATCGTCAGCCTCACATCGGGTGGCGGCGGAATGCCCGCGCTGCAAGGCGCAGCGTCCGGGTTCCTGGGGACTGTCAGCGGTGGCCTGAGCATCGTGCAGGGGTTCGTCAGCCTGCTCGGCGGCTGGGCTGGCCCACTGGGGCAGGCGACCGGCGCGCTCGGCGCCTCGAACGCGATGGCGAAGCTGTTCGGCACCAGCTTGGCGGGCACCGGTCTGGGTATCGGCGCGTTCGCCACGTCGCTGGACGAAGCCGGGAACAAGACCAGTCCATTCAAGACCGCAGTGTCCGGCGCTACCAGCGTCACGGACAAGCTGAAGGCCGGAGTCGGCGCGGTCGCGTCGTCGGGCTTCAACCCTCTCGGCCTCGCGCTGATCGGCGGTGGGCTGCTGCTGGACCTCTGGGGCAAGCACGCACAGGAGGCCGCGCAGCGTGCCGCGGCTAACAAGCAGATAGTCAACGACCTGACGCAGGCGTACATCAAGGACGGCCAGGCGATCGGGGCCAACGTTCAGGCGTCGGTTGCGAAGCAGGCCGCTGACGGGAACCTGGCCAACAACGCTGCGGCGGCGGGAATCTCACAGCAGACGTGGACGGCCGCGATCACCGGCGACACGGCGGCCCGGAAGCTCGCCATCCAAACCACGCTCGATCACGGCAAGGCGATCATCTACGCGGGCGAGGGATCCGAGGCGTCGAAGAAGGCGATGTACGACGACTACGTCCAGATCGTGCAGACCGGCGGGTCGATCAATGACCTAACGAAGGCGTACGACGCGAACCGGATGCACGTCGATCACCTCACCGATTCGCAGAAGCAGAGCCTCCAGGCCAACGGCAACGCCGGTCAAGTGATCAGCCAGCTCGCGGCGGACCTCGACAAGGCCGCTCAGTCTTCGGTGGACCTGACCTCGGCACAGGACAAGGTTTCTTCGCAGGTGTCGAGGGCGACCACTCCCGCGATGTACGCGGCGAGTGTCGCGTCGGGGGAGCTGACCACAGCCTTCAGCGGGCTCAACACCGCTGGCGGGGATGTCGTCTCCAAGGGCCAGGCGCTGATTACGGTGCTGCGGACCCTCGCGGGGGAGAAGCCGTCCGTCGAGGACGCGCTGAACACCTGGAACGCCGACCTGCGTGCGATCGACACTACCTTGAAAAAGGACAGTCTCAAGGGTCACACCAAGGACCTGATCGACAACACGGGCGCGGTCAACACCGCCACTAAGGCCGGTGGGGACCTGTATGCGGTCACGGTCAAGCAGGCCAACGACTTCGCCGCCTATGGGCAGTCGCTGAAGGATTCCGGGGCGAGCGCTGGAGAGATGTCCATAAAGCTCGGTGACATGCGTGGCCAGTTCATCAAGCAGGTCACGGCGATGGGTCTCAGTGCCGACCAGGCGAAGGTGCTGGCCGATCATTATGGACTGATCCCTAACAAGATCATCACTGAGTTGGGCCTTGAGGGCGATAAGGAAACCCAGGCGCAGCTGACCGACATCACCACGAAGCTGGCCGCGCTGCCCCCGGGTAAGTCGATCGCGGTGGACGCGTTGACGGACAAGGCGATCGAGGCTCTCGGCAGTCTTGGCGACACGGTGGTGAAGCTGCCGAACGGGAAATTCCAGGTGTTCGCCAACACCCAGCCAGGGAGGGACGCAGCCAACAACCTCTTGCATGAAGTCGGGACCAGCAACGCCACGACGACGGTCTACGCCAACACGGTGCCCGCCGGGCAAGCGGTGGTCGCGTGGAAGGAATCCACCACCAGCACGGTGGGGAACACCACCACGACGACCGACACCAACCCGGCGACCAACCTGGTGCGGACGTGGGTGACGACCACCGACTCGACCGGCGCGAAGACGACCACCTATACCAACACCGACCCGGCGGCGGGCGCGGTGGGGACGTGGAAGCGCAACACTGACGGCACGTGGGCGGACGCCAACGTCAACGCGAACACGAGTGCCGCTTTCGCGTCGGTGACCAGCTTGGTCAACGACATCAACGGCCGGGTGGCCACGATCCACATCACCACCGTCGGTGGCTACGCCAACGTCGGCGTGGGCACTGGTGGTCGTGGATCGATGAACGCGGACGGCAACCTGTACGCGCCGAGCAAGGGCTTCGCCGATGGCGGGTTCCCGACCCCTACGGCGTCGAACTCGTTCAACGGGCTGGCAACGGTGGTCCAGCCCGGCACGTTCAAGTGGGCCGGTGACGCGAGCGTGCCTGAAGTGTTCGCGCCGCTCAACGGTTCTGCGCGCACTGCTGGTCTTCTGACCAAGGCAGCCCAGCACGAAGGCCTCATGTCCGGTGGCATCACCCACAACTGGGGCGGTATCACGATTTACGGCGCTGATGTGCCTGATGGACAGCTCGCTTCCTCGGTCACCAACGAAGTCACCTGGCGATTGGCGGCGATGAGCTGATGGCTACCCGGATTTTGTGGCCCACCTACGCGGTTAGTGGGTGGGCCGCGAACGTCGACGACGACTTCGGCGTCCGCTGGGTCGTCACCACGCAGGACGCGACCGACGGCCCCACCCCTAAAACGCGGATCTCAGAACGTCCCTACGGCGCTGGCGCCTACCGGGCGGTCTCGTTCCCCGCGTCCAACCCCATCACCTTGCAGGGCTGGGGCAGGGCTCCCGGCGGACGCCCCTCCGTGATGGCTGCCCGCAAGCAACTGTTCGGGCTGTTCACCGACGGCGGGCAGCGCCTGCTCGTCATCGACGACGGCCTGGTACCCAGACAAGCTCTCGTCGAGCTGGCGGCTAAGCCCAAGTTCACCATCTGGCCCGACTGCAGTGGCTTCGACTGGCAGTTGCCCCTACTCGCAACAGATCCCCGGCTTTACGACACTGCGACCCAAGCGGGCTCGACCACGCTGCCGACACCGGGCGCGGTCGGACTGGACTGGGTAACCGGCGGCGGCCTCAACTGGGTGACCGGTGGGGGCTTGAACTGGGGTACGACCACCAGCAACGGCACGTTCTCGATGGCCAACACCGGGAATGCCGACACCTGGCCGACATTCACCCTGACCGGGCCCCTGACCGGACCGGTCACGATCACGAACAACGCCACCGGCCAGCAGCTCACCTACTCGAACACCTTGGGCGCGGGCGATTCGCTGGTCATCACGACTGACCCGGCCAAGCGGTCGGTGCTGTTGAACGGTTCCGACCGCTTCACCCTCATGACCTCGGCATCGTGGTTCTCCATTCCCGCATCGTCGGCTGTGACCGTGGCGCTCGCCGCGTCAGCCGGCAGTGGCTCCCTCTCCGCATCCTGGCAGAACGCCAGTTGGTGAAAGGACTTTCCCGATGACTCTCACCAACGTGGACATGGACGGCGCATGGACCCTCCAGTCGCTCAACACCTCGCTGGAGGGCCGCCAGCACGACGGCGGCTTCTGGGCTACAGCCGATGTTCAGGGCAACGCCATGGTGCCTGCCCAGGTCTGGCGCTCCGGCGTCGTCCCGCAGGCGAGCAACAACGGCACCAACGTCAGTCTCTGGGTCGCCCCGATGGCCAGCCCCTCGCTGAGCCTCCAGGTCTACCCCGGCACAGGGATCATCTCCCGCGCCTCGCAGGCGGTGTACCAGGCCTACCTCGACGCCGGGATCGTCAACCCCCGGTGCGCCGACGCGGACCCGACCAACCCCCGGCTGGACCTGATCGTGGCCCGGGTCGAGGACGCCGCCATCGGAGACTCGTTCACCCGGGCACAGATTCAGGTGATCACCGGCACGCCCGCAGGTGCCCCAGTCCTGCCGCCTTTGCCAGCCGGTGCGATTCCGCTTGCGAGCGCTCGGGTCAACGCGCTGGCGACAACCATCACCTCGGCGAACATCACCGACCTGCGCAAGTCGGCAGGGCTGCAAGGCGCTATCCGGCGGCTGCTTCCCGGCGATCTGCTCACCGATGTCGGATTCCGCGACGGCGAGCTACGCGACACAGGGACCGGGCTCGATCGGTGGACCGATAGCGGTGTGGGCACGGGCTCATGGGTGAACGTCCGCACATACGCTGAATCCCCCGCTGCGGTCGTCGGCGGAAACCGCTACGTCACCGGCGCCACGCTGGCCACGACCAGCAGCGTCACCGAGGTCCTGACGGCCACGGGCACCGGATCGTTCCCGGTCGTCAACGGCCAGGCCTACGAGGTCGAATGGGGCTTCGCTCACCAGTTGTCCATCGGGACGGACGTGTTCAAGGTCCGGATGCGCGACACCACGGTGTCTGGCGCGATTCAGTTTGAGGACGACATTCAGAACGAGCCGGTTAACCAGCCGCTGTTCAAGACGTACAAGTTCATCCTCAAGCCGACCGCGACGGCCACCCGGACGTTCGTGGGCACCTTCTCCCGGCTGTCCGGCGCCGGCGGCCTGGACTCCAAGGCGGACGCCGGCGGCCGCTCGTACTTCAAGGTCACCAAACTCGGACCGGCCAGCCTGATCCCGGACGTGTGAGCCGTGGCCATCGACGGGTACACCGCGTTCGCGTACCTGACCACCTCGGGCAGGATCGTCGGCCCCTCGGAACTGCCGATCATCGAGGCGCCCACGTGGACACGGCAGATCAACAACGGCGGCGTCTGGTCAGTCAAGCTGATGCTCGGCGCCACGTGGACGAAGGATCAGCTCCGGTCGATCGCCGCACCGTTCCGCTTCTCGGTGGCGATCTTCTGGGGTGACTACTGCGTCCAAGCCGGGCCCATCACGTCCTATCCGGTCGACGACGGCGCGGGCAACGTGGTGTTCTCCGGCGGTGGCCTGTGGTCGCTGTTCAACCGGCGGCTACTCCACAACCAGACGTTCAACCCCGCGGCGTTCCCGATCACCGATGTCTCCGCCGATCAGACGATCACCGGCCAGCTGTGGGACATCGCCGCGGCCGTGGTGCGCAACTCGACGACCTGGACGCATCGGGACGGGTCCGCGCTCCCGATCGACATCCCGGCCGACTCGGGTACAGGCACGGCCACGCGGACGTACTTCGGCTACGACCTGGCGTCGTGCGGCCAGCGGCTGCAGGAGTTGACACAGGTCGACGGCGGCCCCGACGTGGACTTCAAGCCATACCGGGTCCCGGGCACCAACCTGATTCGCCACCAGATGGCGGTGGGTAAGCCCACGATCGTGCAGACCGGCGCGCCGGTGATGTTCGACTACGGCACCACGTTGCAGAAGCTGCCGATCAACGGCGACGGGTCGAACATCGCCACCTCTGCGTGGGTCAAGGGCGCCGGGAACGAGCGTGGCCAGCTGACCGGCACCGCGTCGTCTCCGACACTGATCACCGCGGGGTGGCCCGCGCTGGACTATGTCGACGGCAACCACACCTCGGCCACCGACCAGTCCACGCTCGACGGCTGGGCGATCGCGGATATCGCGCTGTACGGCCGCTCGGTGGAGTCGTGGCCTGCGGTGGTGCGAGTCGACGGGCCATCGCCCCTGGGGGCATACGACCCCGGCTACTTCGCGACGTACAACGTCACCGGCCACCCCTGGCAGCCGGACGGGCAGTACAACGTGCGGATTCTGGGGCTGTCCAACGGTCCGGAAGCGAACACGGTTATCCACCTGCTCGACGGTCGAGGAGGTTTCTGATGGTCGCATCACCGGGCACCGACTTCTCCGGAGCAGACGGACTCCCCAACGTGCTGCTGGGTTTGCAACGGCAGATCGACGAACTCGGAAGACAGACCAAGTTCCCTTTCGTCATCTCCCACGCCGGTGTGGACGACTTCACGATCCTGCCGAACCCCAACGGCGACAACGCACTCGTCTCGATCTATGACGGGTCCGGCAACGTGCTGTTCCAGTCAGATGCGGATGCCGGGTATGGCGTTGCGTGGCCGATCGTGACCGTGCCGTTCTACGCCTATGACCCGCCGAACTTCGGAATTACCGGCAACGTGTTCACGCCTGTGTGGACCGGGCAGTTTGTGCCGACGAACCCGGGAGTGGAAGGGCAAATTGCCCTGAAGATGGTGTGCTCGACGGCTGCGAGCATGCAAGCGCGGTGGCACCACTACAACGGCAGCTTTTCCACCTACTCGACGCCGGTCACGCTGTCCGGCGCGACTGCGGGGACGTATTACGCGAACTCGATCCTTCAAGCCACGCTGATCCCGGCGTCGCAGATCGGTAGCCCCACCATCGTCGCGTTGGAGACCTGCATGGTGAGCGGGACCGGCACCGCGTACCCCGCGCCGAACTTCTACTACGGCGCTTCGCAATTCCACGCCAACCAAATCGGAGGCTGGTAATGACCGAGCCCTACGACCCCGCGTCCAACCTTCCGCACCCCGACCCGATCGTGATGGTCGGCTCGACCACGCGCCCGGCGCCGGAAGACCTTCCCGTGGTGGAAGGGGATTCCTGATGGTCATCGAGATCCGCGGCGGGAAGTCGCCGCACGAGGTGGCGCTGTTGCTGGCGTGCGTGCTGCTCGGCGGTGTCAGCGTGATTGCCTTCGACCGGGTTGCTTCCGCCTCGGCTCGCGCGCTCCCGATCCCGTGGGGGCTGGTGATGTACGCCGGGCTGGTCGTCACCGCGCTGGTGGCTCTCATCGGCGTGTTCTCGCGCGGTGTGGTGGGCGCCCTGACCGAGCGGATCGGGTTGTGGTCCTCGACCGCGTGGTGCTTGGGGTACGGCGTGATCATCGTCGCCAACTCCGGCGCTCGCGGCATCCTGTTCGGCGGCTTCATGCTGTCCGTCGCGATCGCGCACGTCGTCCGGGCCCGCCAGATCTCCGCCGAGATTGACCAGATGATCGCCGCGCGCACGCTGACGGCTGTCACTACAGACGGGGAGAGACCCTGATGGACTGGATGACGATCATCGCGGTGGTGGTGTCCGCGCTCGGATCCGGTGGGCTCACGCGGCTGCTGTCGGTGAAGACCCTGGCGCGCAAGCTCGAGTCCGAAGGGCACATGTCCGAGGCTCAAGCCACGAAGGTGCTGACGGACGCGTCGGTGAGCCTGCTCTCGCCGCTGATGGCCCGGCTCGCCGACGCCGACAAGCAGATCACGGCCATGACTGAGAGCCTCCGCAACGCCCAGGCCGAGGTCGCCGAGTTGCGCGGCCAGGTGACGGGGATGTCCAAGGATCTCGACGCCGCTCACCAGGAGATCGAACGCCTCACGAAGGGGTCCTGACCATGCGCACGATGTACGACGCGGTGACCCCCGCGAATATCCCGGCCGACGCTCAGCTGGTCGCCGGGTACCTCACAGGTCCGTACGCGTGGACTCAGGCCGAGTGGGACAGCTTCCCGAACGCCGTGCACGTGGGCATCGCCACACAGGCCGCCTACAACGTCGGCCAGGTCCTCGACGTGGAGCGGTACGACGCGACCCCGGACCAGGCTCCCGGATGGGTCCAGCGCAGACGGGCAGCCGCCGTGGACCCCTCGGTGTACTGCAACGCCTCGACCTGGCCGAGCGTGCGCCAGGCATTCGCCGACGCACAGGTCGCCGAGCCGCACTACTGGATCGCGAAGTACGACGGCAACGCCTCGATCCCAACGGATGCCGTCGCCAAACAGCACACCAACACGGCGGGCTGGGACGAGTCCAGCGTCGCCGACTACTGGCCTGGCGTCGACGGCGCCGGCCCACCACCCACCGGTGGCGGCAGCGCACCCGGCAACCCCGACACGGAGGACCCCATGCAACTCGACGCCGGAAACGATGTCCACGCAACCGTGTTCGTCAAGGGCAAGACACAGCTCTACATCTGCACCGCCGACCTCGGCGACACCCCGGTGATGCTCACCTCGATCGACTTCTACGGCGACACCCCGAAGGGCAGCTCGGCCGCGGCCGGCGTCGGCGGGGCGATCCGGAGCCAGCCGATCGACCCGCACCGCCCCGGCCCGTTGCCGATCCCGGCGGGCGCGGTCATGGCGCAGATCCGCTACACGGCCAACCACACCTTCAGTGTGGGGCTCGCATGAGCGCGCACGGCCCCTGGGCGGCCGAGCTCAGCACGTTCGAGAAGTACGCCAAGGGCTGGCTCGTCGCGCTGTTTGGCATCCCGCCCGCCGCGGTCCTCGTCGCGCTCGAGGGCGCCAGGGTCCAGCTCCCGACGTGGGCACTGGCGCTGCTGGCGATCCTGCCAGTCGTGGCGGCGACGGCCGGTGTGGTGTCGGGCCCGGCGAACAAGGTGCCGCTCACCCCGATCGGCCCGCCGATACTGGCCTCGACCGCGGCCCCGCTGCCGACCGGCGTCACGGCGGAGCAGCTGCCCGACGTACCACCGGCCGCACCGCTCACCCCCGACCCGGCGCCCTCACCGGTCGACACTCCGCCCGCCGCCTGACCGCACGCACGACAAGGCCCCCGCGCTCCTGACTTCGGTCAGTGCAGCGCGGGGGCCTTTCGTACGTTCAGGGTGCGGAGTTCCAGAGGCCAGCGCGCCGGGTACTGGGGATGCGTGGCGACGCGCTGGCCTCTGGAATGGCAGGGGACCGGAGCTAGCCGGTCGCCCTGCCGGTTCCGCCGCGTCTCGGAGGACACCGGGCGCGGAGGTGGAGACCCAGCCGCCGCACCGATCGGGGCAGCGCGGCGACCGGGGGATCAGGGGCGGTTGCCGCGTGCCCGGCGGTCCGCGTTGACGCAGCCCATACACGTGCGGGTATGTGCGGCCACCGGCTCGGACCTGACCTCGACCTTGGGGTGCCGGGCGGGGTACATGTCGTCGGCCTGGCACCACGGCACAAGCCACTGAATCCCGGGGTCGGCCAGCTCGGACTTCGAGTAAAAGTGCAGGCAGTTGCCGTCGACGTACTCGCGGATCACCCAGTCGACGTACGCCTTCGCCGGAGTGATCTCGATGCGGGCGCTCAC